CTCGAGAAAAGAAAGAAGTAAGGAAACAAAAGAGAGGAAAAGCCCGTGAGGGCCATGAGGTTTGCATTCACTCATGGTTTTTGAATGAGCCACATCTGTAAGAAAAGATGGAGAAATTCGATCGTTCGTGAAAAACTCTCACCCACTACGGGTAAGATAAAAGAATCGGAACGATACGAATCAGAATGAAACGTACCCGTAGGATAGGGAAAGAAGATGACTAGATGTTGGGGATGCCATTAACCCCAAGAATGGTGGAGAAGTCAGCTCCACCAATACATGGGAGAACCCCGACGAAGAAACCGAAGTTTCCATCGTCTGCGAGTTGGCGAGTGATAACAGAATAGGAGATCTCACCAGCCGAATAAATTGAGATCTGATTAGGATCATAGTATCGGCCGGTGTACCCCGTAAAATTGGCAGGAACAATTCTGTTGAGGGTAGATATTGTGGTAGTGTACTGTGGGCACTCGAGTTCAATCCCGCCAGTGTTGATGACGCTTTGTATGGCAGGGGAGCACTGCACAATGGTGCCAGAACCAGTAGGGAAAACATTCGCATCAATTGTGAAGGGAGTGGTAGAGTAAGAAGTGTTGTAGTAAGCTCGAATGGGAGAAGAATTCAGGCCAACAGTAGCATCGCACTCGTTGTACATACGAATGCGCGTCCCTCCACGCCTGAACATGTACATACCACCGAAGTAGCTGAACAGATCAACCCCGAGGTGAGGTGTGGCAGCGTAGCCATTGGGATTGTAGTTGCCCGTATAAGTGATTGGAGAGCCAGGAGGGAAAGTGGGAATCATGATGTTTGTAGGAACAATATTGAGAATGGGAGAGGGAACAATGGATGTAGAAGAAAATGTCATAAGAATGGAATGACGTTTGAGAAGAGTGCGAAGAGAAAGAATTCGCTCACCAATACACGCTGCGGCGGATGCCAAACCGCCAGAGTTAAGATCGGATGTTGCGAGAGGAGAGTATGCGTCAGAGCGCGTGGCTTCACCTTCGTCTGTGGCTTCATTTTCACCAAGTTGGGGAACAAACTCCTCAGACTGGGATGTGTAAACAGCTACTGGGACATATTTGAGATCGTCAGGTGCAGCGACTTCAAAATCGGGTCCAGCGCTGACTTCCAGTAAGATGTCGAGAGCATTGTAAACGGTGTCTGGCGAGACAAGGGGAACGGCAACTGTAAGCCACCAAGTCCCAAGGATCTCAGCGAACTCTGCATAAGGGCGTGTGTGGGCATAAGGGATCGTGACAGAGAACTCGTTGGAATACCGGAGATCGAACACCTCGCGGTAAGTGTAATTGGCCTGGAGTGCATTGTAACTGCCTGTAAACCCTGGAGCATAAGAAAACTGAAGTCTGCCAGAATGGAACTCGGTTTTGATCACCTTGAAGGTAAAGGTCACCGAGCCCCGCCAGTAACGAAAGGCATTCGCCACATAGCTCATCGGTGCAAATGACGTGACAGTGTGATTCGTTGTCCCATCGGAGATCGTAGCGTTGGTACAGAGTTCTGTGAGGGCCAACGGCATTGATGTGACAACTGTATCCACCGCCTGGGACTCTGACCAGGAAAAATTTGAGATGAAACAAGGGATTCGCGCAACATGTGCG